GCTCCCGCAGTTCCTTGTCGGGGTGGCCGAACCACGCCTCGACGTGGCGCTCAGGCTTCTCATGGTCAGAGACCACCATGCCCTTCATCAAGTCCCTGAGAGCACGATCCTCGTCGAAGAGCCATCCCTGCTCCTCGTAGGAGGGGAAGTCGAGCGGGGGGAGGGGCCACGTCATGAGAACAACTTCTGCATGAAGCGGGAGAAGTCCTGCATCCGCTTCTTCGTCTCGTGCTTGATCTGCTGCTGCACACCGTAGTTGTTGAAGAAGTTGTTCATCACCGGCTTGGGAGGGGCGTCCTGCGTGCCGTACTCCAGGTTCTCCAGAACCGTGTGGTCTCCCTCGAACTGCGGGACCAGACGGCCCCCGTCCCTGCCAACCTTCAACTGCTGGGCGATGTCCTCCGGCCACCCGCCTTCGGAGGCGGCTTCCCTCAAGCGCGGGGTCATGACTTCGGCGACACGGTCCAACGCATCGTTGGCAGCCCTGATCTCGGGCATCTCGCACCGCCCTACCGCATCGAGGAGGAGGCCCGCAGTGGCTTTCCTCGTAACCCACAGTAGGGAAGGATGCGGCGGATCGTCAGGTCTAAACCAGACTGTTTACGCAGTAAACGCAGTCACAGCGTGGACCGCTGCCGGTACCGTTGCGGGTCGTACGGATTCGGCGGGCGCTTGTCACGGTGCGACCACTCGACCAACTGCGGGTCGTTGACGTACTCCTCTGGGTTCACCTGGGACGCCTCGACGGTGAGGGTCGTGTAGGAGTTCCGCAGGATGCCCTTCTTGGCGATGTAGTTGGGGACGAACACCTTCCCTCGGTACAGGATTCTGTCGCGGATGTGGTCGTCGGGCTGCCAGGCGAGTTCTGGGAACACATCCTCGATGACGTTCATCGCCACCAGCACCGTGAGGGTGTCGGTGTTGTAGAAGCCGCGCTCGTTGTGGAACGACCGTCCCTGGGTGCTGATGGCTCCGTAGGCGGGGATGCGGATCGGCTCCTTCCATACCCGCCCCACCGTCTGATCGGCCACGTCGTAGATCGCGTCGGTGCCGGAGGCTGGTGCGTTGAAGACGATCCACTGGACGTGCTGACCGACAGGGGCGCGGAGTTCCCCGTCGATACCGCGCCACATCTCACGTTGCTCGAAGGGTATAAGAAATCGGCCCCCAGGATCGCTGTGCCTCACACATCGACTCTATGGGAATGGGCACCCTTGGGTCCGCCCCAATCCTTGTCGTACCCGCGATGGCAGGGGATGCAGCGCGGGTCGTAGTCCTCCAGAAGGATGGTCCAGATGCGGTCCAGTTCGTCCTTCTGAAGTTGCCCAGCGTGGTCCTTCCGCAAAGACCAGTGCTCAGCCGTCCCCCCGCAGTCCACACAGGGGTACTGGGACGCCTGGCCCCGTCCTCTGATCAGCCGTTGATGCAGCCCCTTGTAGCCGACCTCATCCCCCAACCACTGGGAGTGCGGTGCCTCAAACTCGGGATCACCATGCACCCGCCACCGTTCGTAATGGGTCCAGCACCACCCGCGAGCCTGATGGGGCTTCCCGCATCCTTCAACGACACATACTCTGCCGGACTGGCGCTTGATCACAGTCGGGTCACCGTGCTGATACCAACGGTTGTAGTGCATCCGGCACCACCCGCGAGCGACTTCTGGTTTCTCGCAACCCTCAATGGAGCAAGTAGACTTCACAGTTCCTAGAGTACTAGAGAGGATTCCATGAGCGCGTTCAGCGAGTACGAGGCCATCATCCGGCACACGCGGTACGAGGAGGCGGGGGCCTGCGCCGACCTCATCCGCGAGATGAGGCAGGACAGCGAGGGGGAGAACGACCCGAGCCATGTGTATCGGGAGAAGCACACCGACAGGGTGCTCACCCACGACGAGGTCTACCGGCTGGCCCTGCACAACGCCTTCAGCATGATCTACGAGCGGATGGAAGAGCACTACGGGGAGGGCCGCTGATATGCACAGTTGGGGAGAACCTGTGGATAGTGACAATCCGTGGGAGGTAGATACGGTGGAGAACATCGCCCAGTTCGTTCAGATCATGGTGACCACCGCCCTTTGGGGGACCGCCATGATCCTGAGAAACGTCAAGGACCGGATGCTATGACACGACCGCTGATCACCGCTCCTGCTGGCAACAGCATGAGCGCAGACATCGACCGAGCCATCAAGTTGATGATCGAGGCTGCCCAGTGCATCGACCGAGTCCACCGTGATGTCTTTCCTGGGTACGACGAACGCCAGGAGGAGATGATGGACAAGGCCGACGCCGCCCAGAAGCGGCTGCGGGATGCCCGCAAGACGGTTCAGAAGATGCGCGTTCTCTACGACTCCTGGGGAGAGCCGGAGTAGTTCAGCACCCGCGCCACACCGGCGTTCGTCCAATACATGACCTCCTCCAACTTGGTGACCGCCAGACTCTTCTCTCGACAGTCGGGGAGGGATTGGTCGATGAACAGGGCCAGGTCCAGACAGCGCTTCCGTACCTCTTGGTGAAGAACGGCGATGTTGTTGCCCTTCGGCGGATGGTGGTTGAAGTCATGGTAAAGACGGGTCTGGTCCATGAGCCGGACTCTACAGACGGGGCAGCCCCTCCAGTGACGGGGGAGACACTGAAGGGGCTGGCCCGATCCTAAGGTGCGAATACGGGTTCAGGCTATATCTGGGTCCACCATGTCGGCGATTGTTCGGAACGCTTCCGCCAGACTTTCTTGGAAATCCTCGAACTCGCGCCTGGTGATGAAGTCGGTGCCGTCGTTGGGCGGGGCGTAGAGCCTGGATGTGTCCAGAGCGCCTGGGTCGGTGTGGTCGTTGTACGGAGCGTGCTCGTGGCCGAGGATGCCCGACACGATTTCCCACTCGTTATCCCAGCCGAGGCGGATCGCCTCTCCTGCGGCGGCGAACGGAACCTGGAAGGCGTACGGGATGCCCAGGTTCGTACAGAGCCATTGCAGCACGTCATGCAGCGCCGCGTATTTCAGATCGCTCCAGGCCCTCACCTCGGAGGAGTACCCGATGATCTCGATCTGGACGTTCTGCCCGCTGTCGCTGTTTGGGGAGTGGTCGCCCCCGTTGAGGGTGTAGGCGGCGATGCCGAAGTCCAGGTGCTGCCACGCCTCGCCGGTCTCCAGGTCCAGCGTCAGGTGCGGGATTCCCTTCTGCTGCTGCTCCCAGTTCGGCTTCACCGAGGTCTCGGTGGTGTGCAGGGTGATCTTCTTGGCGCTCCCTGTGAAGGGGCGCAGCCCTGGGAAGTTCGGGATCGGGTTCCAGATGGCCCCTGGCAGCATCAGAGCAGGAGGAGCAGGAGGAGGATCGCCGCCACCACTCCCACCGCCACTGCTATCGCCACCGCCAGAGCCGCCACCGGAAGCAATCGCAGGAAGGCCGACATCGTGCCGTGTGTACGGGGGGCTGGGGAACATCTTGGCGAACTGGTTAGGTCCGAGATACGACTGTCCTGCTGGATCGGGGGTGTCCCCGCAGACCTGCTCCTGCCAGAGCCTGACCTCCTCGTCCACATCCAGGTCATATACCCCAGGTGAGGCTCCGAGCGTCTGGCCTCCAACCAGAGGGATGTTGTCGAGGCGAAGGCGGAGTTCCTTGACCGTATCCGACTCCGCATCCCCATTGCTCGGCTCTCCCATCCCGACCTTGTTGCTGTAGACGTGCTCGGTGACGAAGGGGCCGTCTCCCCCGCCCCCACCCCCTCCGGAGGACTGGTGGTCGATCACCGGCTGGGGGTCGCGCATCACGCCGCACGACCAGTTGTTCTTGCCAGCGTGATACTCGAAGTGCAGATGGGGTCCGGTCACGTTCCCGAGGTCGCCGACCTTCGCGATCTGCTGTCCGACCTGGACCTCGGTGCCATCCGGCAGCCGATCCAGGGTGTGCGCGTAGAAGACCTCGTCGGCGGCGAAGGGCTGCCCCTCCGAGGGGGAGATGGCGAACTGGTAGGGGCCGAACGCGCTCCCATAGTTCCGGTGCCGGATCGTACCTGCGATGGCGGCGACGATGGGCGTCCCCTTGGGAGCGGCGTAATCGACTCCGGTGTGCCACGAACAGGCCGACCACATGGACCCCGACTTGTGATAGGGAGTCGTGATCACATAGCCAGGTACGGGGTTTACCATGACGCCTCCGTATGATGGTTGGCATGAGATTGGCTGAACGATGGGCGTCGAAGGTGGCGTTCGGAGACCTGGAAGACTGCTGGGAATGGACCGCCTTCGTGAGCGCCGAAGGGTACGGACGGATCAACCGTGGCTCCCGCCAGGACGGGATCGCCTACGCGCACCGCGTTGCATGGGAGATGTGCAAGGGAGAGATTCCGAGCGGCATGACCATCGACCACATCTGTCTGAACCGCAGATGCCAGAATCCGTCGCATATGCAACTTCTGAGCAGGTCTGCCAACGGTGCCAGAGCGTGGGATACCAGCGATCCGGCAGCGCGCTACTACCCAAAGGCGGACGATTCCGTGCCGTGCAGGCATGGGCATCTCGACTGGGTGCGGAACCGCAAAGGCCACCGCCGTTGCGCGGAGTGTCATCGGATCGAGGCCCGCGCTAGCCGATGACCACAGGCGTTCCAGGAGCCGGTGTTCGCCTTGTGGTACGGCGTGGTGATGGAGTACCCAGGAACCGGATTGACCATGACGTGCTCCTATCTGTGCTCGCACCCGTCGTGGACCAGCATGCCTTCGTCGTCGTACTTGATGAGGTCTCCTTCGTCGAAGTCCTCACCGCAGCCCTGGCACCAGCCAGGGTAGGCAGCCGGAAACGATCTACTGGGCATCTCCGCCATCCTCGTCCACCAGACCGTCCACCGTCTGCTTGATCTCGGACACGATCCTGCTCATCGGCTCCAGCATCTGTTGGACGTACTCGCGGGAGGCGGTCATGGCGGGGCTGATCTCCGGCTTGTTCGACTCCACGGTGATGAACGGCATCATCGACTGGACCTGGGAGAGGATCATCCCGTCCGTGATCACGCCCGTGTCCGCTCCTGGCTCCTGGACCGGAGGGTTCGCCACCTTCGCGGACTCCCACGCAGTGTCCCAGCCTGGGCTGGAAGCCCACACCCTGCGCCACTGGCGCGTCCACTCGTCTGGGTCGATACCGACATCGGTGACACCCTGCTGCGCGGCGCAGGACGCCACCCGCAGTCGCATGTAGGGGTCGTCGGCGATGATGCTCTGCGTCAGGTACATCTCTGATCCTCCTGCTAGTACTTGATGATGTAGTTCAGGATGATGTACGGCTGGGCGTTCGTGTGGGAACCGCCACCGCCCTGGCTCGTCAGCACCGCCGAACCGTACGAGTTCGCTCCAGCGGTGGCGGTGCTGTGGGAATGGTAGGTGGAGCCGGACCCGCCCGAGCCGGAGAACACGCCGCTGGCGCTGGCGAGGATGGTCGGACCCGCCGCGTTGTGCATCTCGATGGTGCCGGTGATGTTCGGCACTTCGCCAGCCGTGAGGGTGTGAGTCGGCGATCCCTGCATCTCCCCGAGGGTGTCGAACTCCGCGTCGCCGCTCAGTCCCACCGGACCACGGGCCTGGATGGTGGGCAGACCGAAAGTGGTACTGCCGTCCCCGACGCCGTAGGTGGTGCCGATCACGGCGAACAGCGCCGAGTAGGTGGTGCGGCTGACGTTGGTCGCTGGTCCGCACAGCAGCCACCCAGTGGGTGCGGTCGGCCCCCCGAACGGCATCATCACCCCGACTGGGAGGCGGGCGTCCACGTACGCCTTGGTGGCGGCGTGACCAGCGGCTGTCGGGGACGGGATGATGAGCGCCCCCGACATCCCGCCGCCGGTCTTCCTGATGTACCTCGTCTCGGCTGTCACCTGGCCCAGGTCTCCGATGACGTTGGCGAACGTGGATGCGTTGACTCGGTACTTCGGCATCGGAGTCGGCATCCGTCACCTCCTGTTTACGGTGTAAAGGGGTCAGGTCCGGACGATGAAGTTGAGCGTGAAACTCCAAGTGATGTTGTTGTGCGCCCCTCCCCCGAATCCCATGTTGAGATTGGCGTACCCGATGGAGGCCGCACCGGAGTTCTGGTAGCCCGTGGCGTATGCGCTCGGAGTCATGTTCGAGGCGATGCTGCCGGTGACGTGGTAGATCATCGTCCGACCGGCGGCGTTGTGCATCTCCCACTGACCTGAGAAGTTCGGCACCTGGCTCTTGGCCAAGGTGACCGTCTTTGCCCCCTGCTTCTCGCCCCTGGCGTCGAAGTAGCCGCTGGAGCCGATACCCACGGGAAGACGACCTCGCAGGTCGGGGATGTTGAAGGTGGTGCTGCCGTCCCCGACGCCGTAAGTGGTGCCACAGAGCGCGTACAGGGCTGCATAGGTGGTGCGGCTGATCGCCTGCCCCTGGCAGAGCAGCCACCCTGAAGGGGCGCTCGATCCCGCGTACGGCAAGACCAGGCCGACCAGGGTGTCATCGACGTACGACTTGGGGACGACCGCGTAATCCATGTCCCCGTAGTTGACCTGCGGAGTGGGGACCGTGAACGTGCCGGTGATCGTGCCGCCGGACGCCCGTAGGAACTTGGCGTCGGCATCACTCTGGGTCATCCCCCCGATGACAGGGACCAAGGTCTTGCTGACGGGGTCTCGCTCGTAGATCGTCGGCATCGGTCACGTCCTGATCGCGAAGTGGAGGGCGATGGATGGTTGGACGTTGGTGTGCGACCCGCCGCCCCCTCCGTAGTCGATGGTGGCGATACCGACGCTGCTCGCCCCCGTCTGGTTGTACTGAGGGTTGCCGTAAGCGGCGACGCCGGAAGCGACATAGACCGCCCCCGTCCCCCCGTAGGCGTTGGCCAAGGACGTTCGGCTGCCACTGCCGTGGAAGTTGAACTGCCCTGAGGCGGCGGGGAACTGGGACTGGGAGATGGTCACATCGGTGGCACCGCCGGTCTCCCCGAGAGTGTCGTACTCAGCGCTGGCGGAATAGAGGGCGGTGGGAACCCTGTCCCGCAGGTCCGGCACGTTGAAGGTGGTGGACCCGTCCCCGACTCCGTAACGGGTGCCGATGACGGCGTACAGATCGGCGTAGGTGATCCGGCTGACCGCAGCCCCCTGGCAGAGAATCCACCCAGATGGCGCGGACGCCCCGACGATGGCGGCGATGGAGCCGACTGGCGTGATGGAGTCGGCGTACTTCCTATGGGCGGGATGGGTGGAAGCGGTGGGGTCCAGCACGGTCAGCGTTCCGGAGAGTGTCGGACTGGCGAGCGGCAGGAACCTGGCGGTCGCCGTGGCGTCATCCACCCCACCGAGGATCGGAACCATCGTCCCCGTGTTGGGGTCTCGCATCGCCGCCCTAGGCATCAGGCGTCCGCGATGAAAGAGCACTCGATGCTGAACCATCCAGCGGTTCCGGCCTGGGCGTACACCGACCCGTCCGCCGCGATGTCCAACCTGCCGAGAGCCGAGTTCGACTGGGTGGCGAGAATGATCCTGCCAGAAGGGCGGTGCCCCGTGGGCAGCGTGAAGACAACCGTCCCGAGGGCACCCCCCGTCACCAGGCCACGGATGAAGACCACGGTCCCGACCTTCCGGTAACCGGCGTTGTTGTAGCCGCCCGCATAGTTCGTCCACGAGTTCAGCAGGCTCGGAGTGGTCCACCCCGAGCCGTCCACGTACGCCTTGGTGGCGAACTCGGAGGCCCAGGTGCCGTTGGGGTCGATCCACAGTTCCACCCCAGGAGCGGTCGGCTGGGTGGTGCTGATCGTCACCTCATCGTTGGCCGGACCAGTAGGTCCGGTGGGGCCGGTTACGGAAGGTCCGGTCGGACCCGTCCAACCAGTCGGGCCGGTGACGGTGGACGCCGGTCCCGTAGGTCCGGTCACCGCAGGGCCTGTCCATCCGGTCGGGCCGGTAGGGCCGGTGACGGTCGAAGCCGCCCCCGTAGGCCCCGTCCAGCCAGTCGGGCCAGTCGGGCCGAGCACGGTCGATGGAGGCCCCGTCCAACCGATGGGTCCGGTCGGGCCGGTGGGTCCGGTAGGCCCGCCGCTGGGGCCGGTGGGTCCGGTAGGCCCTATCTGCCCGCCACCGCCCCCACCACTGGTGTCGTTGGAGACGATCTCCCAGTCTGGGGACTTGGACCCTGGCGTGAAGTTGAGGTGGACCCCGTAGGCGGTGGTGCCCTTGGCGGCGGCGTTGCGCCAGCCCTGGGCCAGCGAGGTGTAGGTCGGGGGCGTGGCGAACTGGCCGATGTCCTCGTACCAGCCGACGTTGGCAGCGCCACCCGCGTAGATGACCTGGCAGGTCACCCGCACCACAGTCCCAGCCTGGAGGATGGTCGGCGTCACCGGCATCCACCGGATTCCAGAGACGGATGGGTAGACCTCGACGCTGCTGACCACCGTGCCGTCCACATACACCTGGACGGTGTGTCTGGTTCCGAGGTTGTCCAGGTGGACGGTGATCCCAACGTCCGTGGCCCATCCGGTGGTGCTCAGCGTCCACTCGTTGCTGACCGTCTCGTCGGCCTTGGCGTTCATCGAGGTGCCGAGCCAGCCGGTGCCTATGAGGTCGAGAGTCGCTCCGGTCGGCTGCGGGGCGGGGCGGTCGGTAGTGGTCGTGGTGGCGATCATCGTCCAGGACTCGTCGCGCACCACGTCGTTCTCGTAGTAGACGGTGCCCGACTCCCAGTCGCCCATCCACCTCATGTGCCCACCGGCGTCCCCCCACGACCCTTCGTGGTAGACGCGCAGCACCTGGCGGGTGACGTTGAAGTAGTGGTCCCCCTCGTGCGGCTCGGGGAACAGCGGCGGGAGCGGGTCCGCCTTTCGGTAGAACCAGTTGGAGGGGACCGACTGGCGTCGCGACATCACACCTCCAGGAACGTCCTCAAGTACTCATCGTCCCAAGATTTGGCGTCGGTCATGTAGTCAAACGTGCGCTCGGTGATCCGCAGGGCCTTCGCAGCAGCCCCCGCCGCCTCCTCGGGCTGGCCGCGCTCGGAGTAAAACTCCGCCAAGCGCACCCACCCCTCCCTGCGGTTCGGGGCTTCAGCCACCGACTTGAGCAGCCACCGCTCGGGATAGAAGTCCATGTCCGCCAGGTACTTGTAGGACGCCGCCCTCTCGGGTGCCCAGACCGCCGTAGGGAGCGCGAGGTGACGCATGAACTCGTTGCGGGCGCTCTCCCAACTCCCGTGGAAGAACAGTTCACGGGCGTAGTAGTGGGCGATCCGGTCGTCGTACGGGGATTCCTTCGCGGCCTGCTCTAGCATCGGCAGGTACTGGCTGCGCGGCTTGGTGTCGTCCGCGTGGTGGTGGATGGCGAACCCCCCGTCCGCCCTGCGTTCCGGAGCAGGGTCGGTGCGGGTCACTACTTCGTGAACGGGATGCTTCCATTGGTAGCCGAACCTGGAGTGGCAG